ATCGGTGGTTCGCTCAACAATTGACACCTTTGATATTGTCATGTTTCGCGTTTCTTGTGGGATGACTTGGTAAGCCTGGGGTGCATTCACAGCTACCACGAAAATCCTGTACTCTTGAAGATAACGGACACGCAAGATGGTCGAGACGGATCTATTGTCGACTATGGAAAACTGAGGGCACATCGTGATTGGTAGGTCATTGTATTGGGCAAAAATCGAAAGAAGAGTTGCGTTGTCGGTAGCAGTCGGGTTTCGGAAACCTTCAATGACCACACTTGTTGGTGGTATATCAGTGATTCTAAGTAGGCGGTAGTTGGTGGGCAATTCTGGCAGCGCTGTGGAGGTATAACCACCAGCGGTTTCTATTTGAAGGATTGGGTACTGCTGGGACACACCATCAATTGTTGTGAATGAGCTATAAGCTTCTACAATTTCAGGGTGTTTACCTGGTCCTTTTACAATTCCAGTTGTCATTCCAAAGCAGACAATAGTTCCTTCGGATGTGATCCACTTCCTCCAGCCCATTAGGTTCCGTTGCAGCGTGGTGCTTGAACTGTAAGCCCAAGACGACACTACGATTTGGGTGTCATTATAGGTCAGCGAGTGAGTCAGGATGTCAGAGTCGGGAATGACGTATGTCTTCATTCTCTCCCATTCACTTGGAATGAAAACCCGTGAAGTGGGGATAAACCCACCGAATTTGGCATTTTCCTCCATCCACTTTGCAAACCTGTTGGGTGCAAGGTCGTGAATAAATTGGAAGTTCATGAAGATTTTAGTCTCGTCTGTGTAAGGAAGTAGGTAGTCAGACCACTGAGTCATCAGTGAATCGCCTTTCACTCCCTCGTAGCGCAAGCATGTTGTGGGTCCTTGCGGAATTGACAGCGCACCAGACAGTGACACTCTGGTTCCAGCAGCGGTGGTTACGGGTACGTCGTACGTGAACGCGGGTCTGCCCTTGGTGTTCAGGTTGGTAGGCGCTTTGAAACCGTCAAGGTAGAACCAGATCTTACGGTTCAAACCCTCAGGTAAGAAATCATCAAACTGGGTTTCAAAATTGTCACGAACTGCTGCAGCTTCAACCCTGAGTTTTGGATTTGTAAACACTGGGTTCATGAAGCGGAATGGATTGCTGTGAGTTGCGTTCGCAAGCATAGAGGCAATCCTGACACGTGTGATCACTCCAGGTTGGAGCGGATTTTGAAGGGACATCAGTAGGAATAGTACAAGGTGGGGTCTATGATCTAAGTGATCATCTTCATCGAGGGTACGATAGAACTTATCTTGTCGCGCGTCGTGAAGCTGGTGAATGACATTCCAAGGCATAGTTACTCCTTTCGCTGAGTAGGCATACTTCTGGAGTTCACTTACAGGATAGGTTGATGTGGGG